TCAATTTTTCAAACCAGGTACCCTTGACAATAATAAACTGGTCTGCGCCTTTCCACCCATGCTTCACCGGTAAATCTGACCTCATAGTTGCTGTGATTTTTGCTGCATACTTGCTACATATCCACCAATTTTCATCACGTTTCTGGACGTCTCACAGAATCAAAAAAGAAAAACCCCAGAACCGAAGTTCTGAGGTTTGTAATCTCTTTGAATTGTATTTCTCTTGCGAGATAATTATCGTTTGCATAATTCCGGACGCCCATTTTTCGGGCGTTTCCCGCTCATTTGTTAGTTACCTGTGCTTTACGCAAATTTTCTCGGCTTGTCCCCTGCTATCTTATTATATCACAACTGCTCGAATTGTACATGTTCAGATTCTCCGGATAAATACAAATCTCCGATTGTTCTAACCATCTTCTTTCCGTCCACAACATGAATCTCTTTCACATAATATGACTGTCCTCTGATAGCACGACCGCAGATGTTCTCATTGCCCCACGCTGCGGAACGTCTGATATTGAGTGAGCCGTCACAAATGACCGTCACTTTCATTTTCCCCTGCGGGATGATGACTTTGTCCTCCGGCTCGTCCTCTGCCTCCTGTGGCTCTGTATTTGCCCCATTCTCGCCCGTTTCCGGTTCATCCGGAGGATTTGTCGTCTCTGCATCGTTCGAGGCTTTTCCCCCGCTCTCTGTGTCCTCCTGCTGCCCTGCTGCATCCTCGTCACTCTCGAATGTCGTCATTTTCTCGATGGTTTCTGCATCAACTGTTCCGACCTTGTTTCCGTCCTCGTCGTATGCGTTTACACTGCCGTCCGGATTTGTCTGCAATGCTCCCTCCGGAACATTGTCCGTGAGCGAACCGATGACATTTCCGTTTTCATCCCACACGACGAGATTCTCGTCCTTTGCTGCTGCTCTCATTGCTCCCTCAATGGTCTTGTACTCTTTGCAGTCCTCTTTTTTGAACTCTGTTCCTCTGCCTAAATAGTATAACATGATTATCCCTCCTATTTGTTCAGATACCTGCTTGACGCATATCCGACGATGTTCTTGTAAACCACATACAACCATTTCACGCCGTTGCAGTCGTTATAATATCCATAGCAATGAACTTTTTCACCATTGTTCATCACCGCAAGGATTGTTTTCCCCGTTCCTGCTCCTGCACGGAGGTTCAACGCCGACGCTGTCACCTTGTATTCTCCTGCAAGTTTTTTGTCGAATCCGTATGCAACGTCGGTCTTTGTGTCGTTCTTGACTGGTGTTGTGTTGGATGCACCCGCTCCGGATGACTTCGCTCCGTCTGTGAGGTTTGTTGCAACGTGAGCATTATCGTTGAGGAGAATGTCGCCCTCAAGTAAATACGCATCCGATGTCAGATATTTGCTGTCTGTCAGTACCTCGAATCCTGCTGCCTTGAGACCTGCTCTCATGTTTCCGGTATAGAGATAAATGCTCACATTCTTCATTTTCTCATTTCCCAATCTGTAACCTGCTGCCTTTACGATTGCAGCGACACCGGATGAACAATCAGCCTCACACGCAATCGTGATCTGTGCAGGATCATAATTTGATGCCTTGAGATGTTCCCAAAATGTATATCGTTCAGACTGGTCATATCCGATTTTGTTGTTGACCGCTGCTGCCTTTGCCATGCTTGCGATCATTTTTCTAACCTTTGCATCCGGATGACGGAGGACACATTTCCACGGGCGATTATACCAATTTATAACCTGCCACTCTGTCCCCGTCTGGTCTCCTGCCTTGCCTCCGCTGTATCTGTTATTTTCATCATGTCCACAATTTGAAATCATTTGTTTTCCTCCTTGTCAAACTCATCTGCTGTGAATCCGCATAATTCCGGATTCTTTTCCTGTATTTTGTCATATAGCATCAAGCCTCCGACGATCAACGGTGTCCCCCACCACATCAACGCAGCGGGTATCGAAAGAATAAATCCGCACACCCTTGTCACCGCTTTTCCGAATCTCGTCTCGTCCGTGTCGATATAGCAATCACCACACTCCCTCATTTCCTCCCGCATCTCTTTGTCTAAATCAAAAGAGATTTTCCAAAAGAAAATATTGACTGCTGCAAATACGGCAACCGCCATGATTGCATATATCAACACAATCATCTGCATGTTTCCGGTCACGAAATTACATATCTTTTTCACTGACCTCACCTGCCTCACCGTTCACAAGTTCCTGCATCGCTTTGTTGCTCTCAAGCATTTTTTTCATTCTCTCAAGTGCTTCATCGACCATCATCGAAAAAGCCTCAAACGAGATCACTCTTGCAAGCCATGCAAACCGTGCAACGAACATATCATATACATACCGCAGCTTGATTTGACCTGTACCGCCTCCCATTTCCTTTTCTGCTTTTGTGACTGCATAAAGCAGCCATTCTCTCACTTTGTTCAACTGCTTGTCTGACGGCATTTTCACGAAAACATATACTGCATATCCTCCCGCTGCCAATACCGCAATCAGACCCACAATCACGAACCAATTCTCGACGATGTATTTCATCCCTGTGCCTCCTCGTCATTCTGCTCCGGTTCATCATTGTGTTGTATTCCTCCGCTTGATTTTGTTCCCTTGACCGTTTTCACGGACTTAATGAGTGCCATTGCCCCGCCCTCAACTGAAAGAAATTTGAATACATTTTCAATCAGTGTTGATGGTTCTGACCCTACCCGCAAAAACACAAATATCATCACGACTGTAAAGATAAATGCTGCAAGAATCATTGTGAATACAACACGTTTCATAAACAGACCGGAAACCTTTTTGTCATGTTTCTCTTTTCGCTCTCTTATCCGGTACATTCTTTTCAGATGCCGGATTCTGATGCGACGCTCCTGTTCTGTCATTCTCATGTATTGCCTCTTTTCTGTGAGGTTGATTCTCGCCTGTTTCCTGCCCTCCTGTTATCGGTCGGAATGCTGTTCTCCGTCCAGTCTCTTGTGATAACTCTTGAGTGACTGCTCCACGATGACAACACGCTCTCTCAACTGTTTCATCTCCTCACGGTTCTCTTTCGATTCCCGTTTGATGTCCTTGATGTCGTCTGCGATGTTCTCAAGTTTTACAACCACCATTGTGTCATTTTCTGCTCGTCTCTCCGTTTCTTCCTGTGTGTCTTTTTTCTCGTTCCTCTGCTTTGAGCAGATTCCGAAAAAGATTGCAAATGCAACTGACACTCCGGAGATTAGCAAGGAAACCTCAATCGTCAACGGCGTTCTCCTTTCCGAACTCTGTCGCCTCGATGTCGTCGGTGTCGCAGTATTTCCGCATGTGATATTCGAGAACATCCATCTCCCTGTCTGTCTCCTCTACCTCTTGCCGGAGTTCCGCTCTGACCGCCTCCTCGATTTTCGACTGTTCAATGATTGTTTGCTGTTTTTTCACGATTGCCGATAGATTTTCCGTCACATCGCACAATCGTGATATTATTTCAAGCGGACTCATTCTGTATCACCGCCGGAGAATTTTTCTCCTGTGATATATTCATATTCATCCGCTGAAATACTGCCCTTTGCGACACGCTCGGAAATCTGTTCCTTTGTGAGAGTGCCTTTTTTGTACATTCTTTTGAGACTTTCAACAAGCATTTTCATACTAAATCAACCCCTCCTCAATCAACTGCTGTGTGTATTCGTCAATGACCGCATCTTTCTGAAACTGTGTCACTGATTCGACGATTCCGGATGTGTTCTCCTCAACGACTGACTTCATGAGTGCCATGTTCTCATATTCCTTGACTGTCATTTCTTTCTCGTCATACTGCCATTCGGTCACTGTCTGCATCTTTCCGTCGCTGCCCTCAACCTCTCTTGTCACCTGTTCGATGTTCTTACGCAGGTAAACCGTTGACGGCGACGATGTCCTGTCGACCTCCTCCGGCTTGTCCGGCTGTGTTCCTGTCACCTTTTTCCAGTCTGTCATGTTCATTCTCCTTTCTGCTATGCTTTGAAACTATCCTCTTGAGTTTCTTGACATTGATTTTCGGTTTGATGTACTCAACGTAATAGTTGTATGTGTCCGTGTGTTTGAACAATCCCATATACGACAACATTACCGATGCGTTATACCATGAGATTTTATCCTGCTTTGATATGTGGTTTGCCTTACGTCTCGCAGCTTCGATGTTTGATTTCCGGATAGTTGTCCGATCATGATGAAATTGAAATCCCATAAAATCAAGCATACGTCCCTTTGTGATCTGCTTTCCGTCCTCGTCAAGCACTGGTTTCCCGTCTTTCATCACCGGATATTCAAATCTAAACACCTGCCAGTCACCTTTTATCTCAAGGTCAAGGTTTTCATTCAGATACGTCTCGATTGCTCTGTGCATTTTATGCAGCTTCTTTTTGCTCTTTCCCAGTATCACCATGTCGTCCATGTATCGCATGTAATGCTCTGCATGGAGTTCCTCCTTGATGTAGTGGTCAAGTGCTTTCAAGTAAAAATTGCCGAACCATTGTGATGTGAAATACCCCAACGGAACGCCTTTTCGCATCTCCTCAATAATTGTTTTCAGTTCCTCGAACATCGCTCCTGCGATGCCGATTTCTCTCAAGACCTCCAACGCTCCGGAGATGTCGTCAAATGCTATGCACCCGACAAGCGTTTTCGTCTGTTCTGCATCAATCTCAACGCCTGCATCCGTCAAAATCTTTGCGGCGAGTGCGATCTTGTCATGTTCAATCAGTATGCAGAGTAATCTATAAAACCGTTTATCCCGAATTACTGCTTTGAGTTTCTCTTTGAGAATTCTCCGGTTTATGGATTCAAAGAAATGGTGTACATCCATCTTGAGAACAAAGAATTTTTTCCCGCCGTATGAATCAAGCCATTTTCTCATGTACTTTTTCCCGTAATGAACGCCCCTGTCCGGTATGCTCCCGCAGGAAAACTCATACAATCCGTTCATCACAATCGGTTTGAACTGACCTATTGCACAATGATGAATGACCTGCTCATATTTATAATGCGGTTTCAAAATTCTCCGTGTTTTCTTGTTGCTGCTCTCATTGATGATGCTCGGTTCGTGATAGTCCGGAATGAACAACTCCTCACTCAACATCTTTTTCAAGAGTTCCGTGTGTTTATCGAGGTTGTTCAATATCTCCTGCACATCATTCCTATTCTTTTTCTTCTTTGATGCGTCTAAAAAGCATTGCTTTATGTAGTCGTCTTTCAACATTGGTTCATATAGGTTGTTGTAACTTCTCATATAGTATTTTCTTATCTCCTATCGGTTTTTGTGCGGATGCTTACTCAACCGACCCTATATCCGGAATGATTTTCGCCCTGTGGCGTGGGATATAGGCTGCATTTGATTAAACGCTCCGATATGAGAAGAAATTGGACGCACCGATGTTCCAGTTCGCATTGCCCGCAGAATTGTTCAAATTCAAGTAATCCGCACCGCAGTTCTCGCCATTGTTACAGTTACCGCCGACGAGGGCGACCGCAGGGAGCAGGAACACCGCCCGACACCGCACCCTATATCCCTATATTCATTTTTCTAAAGACGACCGCACCGCCTAACGGCGGGAATAGCGGAGGCGTTCCCCCTCCGTTCCTCCCCCTGCTGCTTACGCAGCGATAGGCTGTTCTAAGAAAATGGACGCACCGAAGTACCAGCTCGCATTGCCCGCAGAACTGTTCAAATTCAAGAAATCCGCACCGCAGTCCTCGCCACTGCTACAGCTACCGCCGCCGAGGGCGACCGCAGTTATTCCGGCGTTCCACCAAAAATAGTCACATGTGTATGTGCTACTGCTGCCACCTGTTGAATTGACAATGCGTCCGAATCTGTTTGACTTCGTTCCTTTCTGCCAACCGTTGCCGGATGATGCGAACGTGATTCCCACCTTTTCAAAGTCTTTTCCGGTCAGATTGTACGGAGGTGTCATTTTCGCAAGGATTTCTCCTCCGACCATCAACAGACCGTTGATTCTATCCCAACGGTTGCCCCACCATTTTTCAATGTAGAACACTTTGACCTCATGGGTTGTGTCCTTATAACCGAAAAACTGTCCTTTATCTGTCAGTGTTCCGGTCGCAAGATGTCCGTAGTTCTGTGATGCGTCGTTCACATATCCGGTTGTCTGCCCCTGTCCGAACGCTGTCTGTGAATTGTCTGTCTTTGACATAATCTTGAGCATACAATTCAACAGGTTTCTTTTGCTCCATGAGCCGATGTTCCAACCGCTGCCGTTTGCCTTTGCTCTTGTGATTTCTGTCGATGCGTTTGTGTTGTACATGAGCGTCTGTCCCGCAAGAGAACGGATGCGTGTTCCGTCGTATGAACCGCCGAACATCGGATAATAGAGTTTATCTGCATGTGAGCCATCCTCTCTTACATACGCATCGTCGTTGTACGATTCATCGTACTGGACGTTTGAAATAATCATGTACTCATAGTTTCCGATTTCAAACTGCGAGAGCCAAATTTTTCCCTTGTCTCCGCTGCCATCGAAAACGCTCATTGCATTTCCTCCGTATGCCGTGTTTGCGACATCGGATGCCGTTGTTCCGTCCGCTTTCTTCGTGTGGTCGTTCGGGTCAAGTTTATAATCTTCTGTACCGTCATATTTGACCATTGCCGGATAGTTGTTCTTTACAAAAAAGACATCTCCCCAGTCTCCGAAATCAAATGCTCCGGTTGAATAGTTCATTGCAGCGGGTGTCATTCCCACCGCATCGAAAAGGTATGTGCAGCGTGTCGCCGGATTGCTGTCATTTTTATTGATTTTCAGTCCGTAACGCTTTACTCCCTTTACTCTTACATCCTCCCCGACTGCTGCCAGTATTGCGTTTGTATTCGCATAGGTGCGGTCGAGTGTTTCTTTATCTGCTACTTTCGTGATAATATCTCCGCTTGCCATGTGTTAAGCCTCCCTTACAACAATATTTCCGTCGGTCATTCCAATCTCACACGCTTTCCCTGTGACAGAATCAATCATGACATTCATTCCGGCAGCTATGCCGTCACACGCCTTTGCTGCCTGTTCTGCTTTGCTTGCTGCTGATTCCGCTTTCTTGACCGCTGCATCCACTTTCGCCTCTGCCTCCGTCTGTGATTCCGCATCTCTTACCTGTGACGCTAAAATATAGCCATATCCCGCCAGTCGGTAATATTCTTTACCTTTTTTTCGATGTCACCTTTGTCGTTTCGACCGTGACCTCCTCGCCATAAGATACTGAACCGCACACTCTCCCGCTTTCATCGGGTTCACTTCTGATTCTCAACACGCCTTTTGAAATCGGTGTTACTTTCTTGTAAGTCATGCTCAAGCCTCCCTTATCGTCAAAATCCCGTCCTCAATCGAGAGAACGCAGGTCTTTTTTGTTACTGTATCAACCATAGTGTTGAGACCGTCCACAATGCCCTCACATGCCTTTGCTCCTGCGGTTGCGGATGCTGCTGCATCATTCGCCGTCTGTGCTGCACTGTTCGCACTGTTGGTCGCCTCCGTCATGTTCTTGCTGAAATTGTTCACAGTGTTCATGTACCCCTGTGTCAAGGTCAGTATTTCCTCATAACGTGCGTTATTGACGATAATCGGCAAATCAAAGAATTTGTTTTTACCATCTCCCTGTCTAACTAAATAATGACCGGATGTGTCAATCTCAACTCCGATTTCTCTTTCCTTGAGAATCAGAGTGTCCTCAACTGCTTTCCAGTCTGCCGTTGTTCCGGTGCATGGTCTGATTGCTGCCATCTGTTCAACCTCCTTTGCCCCGTGATTATGGAATATATCACACAATCACGTTTTTGTGTTCGTTTCGCCGTTTGTTTCCAGTATCGTGGAATTATACTGCTAATTGTCGGGAGGTCGGCATTCCTCCGTCGAAATCAACGCCCTCATTCGCCCGTCTGACCTGTGGTGTTGCTCCGTCAATAAAAATCGGTGTCACGGTTCGCAAATATGGCGTTTCGCCGTCGCAATCAAGATACATGCTCGAATATAACGCCTCGGCTCTGTTGAAATAGTCCTGCACACTCTCAAGGATTTTCTCTGCGGATGCAAGCAGGGAATTTTGAATCGTGTCATCAATATCCTTTTTGTCCTGCTCGACCTGTTCCTTTGCTGCCTCGACTGCTGACTGCATCTGTGACACTTCCTGTCTGATCTGTGTTGCCGTGTTCAAAGTTGCCTCAAGCTGCTCTTGATTCTGTAACGCATCCTCTGCCCTGTCTGTGACCTCTTTGCAGTCCTTTGTCGCCTGTTTGGTTGCTGTGGTCGCATCCTCGGCGTTCTTAACTGCCTGTGATGTGTCCTGCTGCCTCTGTTTCTCCTGTTGGATGCGTGTATTCTCATTTTCCTGTCGGGTCTTTTCCGCTGCTGCTCTTTCGTTTTCTGCCTTTACCCTTGCATTTTCTGCCGTCACCCTCGCCGATTCTGCTTTTTTGACCGCTGCATCCGTGTTGTCAATGCTCTCAATATGCCCCTTGATTCTGTTCTCAAGGTCTGTGAACTCATTCGATGACAGGATTGCATTTTCATTCCTCTGCGACTTCTCAATCTCCATCGTGAACGATGCGGATGTGATAATCTGCGAATCATCGCTTGTCCGGATTTCGATGTCACAATACGCCGTTCCAGAGGCTGCAAGTGCTTGATTTGTCAGTTCGACCGTCACATCCGAACCGGAATATGTGCATGTGTTATACACATGTTTCCCGTCCGGCTTTGTAATATTGATGACTGCTCTCGACCCTGTCGGGATTGTGTACGGTTCACCGTTATTGAGTAATTTTGCAACAATGAATCGTGTTGCCTTGTCTCCCTGTTTTGCAGATACTAAATATCTTTTTGTATCTCCGGACATCTCAAGATTGATGTAGGTTATCAATTTCGTCAACGCTGCCATGCTCTCACCTCCTCTCGGTGCCGTCTCTTTTATTCTCCCTGTTCCTCAATCCAGTCATTGATAAATTTTTTCAGCCAATCAATATGGCTCTGTGCCTCCTCGCTCAAAACTGTCATGCTGCCTTTGTTGTTGTCACTGGTGGTTTTTCCGCTGTCGGTCATTTCTGTGTATGTGAACCCCAAACGCTGCCCCTGTGCTGCATTTGTGGCGTTGAATCCTGTGATAACTCGTCTCATTCCATTTCCTCCATTTTTTCGATTATTCGGCTTTGTTCTTCCTGCACTTCGATTTCATCCTTTTCCATCTCATACAGTAACATCATCTGATTTCTCATTTGCTCATTGAGCATTTCCTGCTCCTCTGCTGTTATATCTTCCTTTTCCGGTATGTCTGACTGTTCAATCCTTGTGTCTCTACTTCCCTTTTGTCTTGTCTTTACTTCCCAGTAAAATTCAAGTTTCGGTGTGCCTTTTACTACAAAATAGCCGTCTTTTTCATTTGTTGATTCAACATATAATTCGCCTGCTCCCTTTGCGGTGAGCATTACAATATATTTCATGTCTCTCTCTACCGTCAGCAGGAAATCATCATCAAGATACACATAGCATCGACCGTCCTCGTCAAGTTTTCCCGTTCCCATGTCTCCGAATGTAGGGGATGCTGTTTCGTATGCGTACATCTCGATGTTCCGTCCGTCATCGGTGTGTATGATTCGTGTTTTTTCTCCTAAACATCCGATAGTTCCATACGCATATATATTATTATTCGCCGTGAATCCATATCCCCATAGGACACCGCCACTCTCGCCGATAAATATATATCTCCCGACATATCCCAGTAACATGGAATAATTGAGCTTTGACAATGTCCCTGTTTTGAAATCACTATTGAGGTACAATCCGGAATAAAATTTCGGTGATAACGCAAACACATTCCCGACATTGGTGATCTCGCAGTTTCCTCCGATGAGCAGCGAACCTCCCGTGATTTTCAATGCTTTCGTTTCCGCTGAACCGTCTGTATTGATTTTAAAGTTTGAGTTTGCTGTCACTGCTCCATTCAAACTTATTTTCGAGGCATTTATTGACACGCTTTCCGCTGACTGATTTATTTTTGAAATAATCTCGTTACTTCCGACCTTTTTTGACACCTTTGATTCGATTGCATCTGCTTTCACTTTGATTGCAGCGTTCATCTCTGTTGTGGTGGAATACTCCGTCAGCTTCTCGTCGGTCGCTGCGTTGGCGTTCTTCTCTGCTGCATTGGCTGCATCCTGTGCCGTCTTATTCGCTGCGGTGATCTTCTCTGACACAGAGGTTTTTGTCTCATAGGTCTTTGACACTCCTAAATTGATTTCATCGGCTTTCATGTCGATTGCCGATTTCATCTCCTCTGTGGTAGAATACTCCGTCAGCTTCTCGTCGGTCGCTGCGTTGGCGTTCTTCTCTGCTGCATTGGCTGCATCCTGTGCCGTCTTATTCGCTGCGGTGATCTTCTCTGACACAGAGGTTTTTGTCTCATAGGTCTTTGACACTCCTAAATTGATTTCATCGGCTTTCATGTCGATTGCCGATTTCATCTCCTCTGTGGTAGAATACTCCGTCAGCTTCTCGTCGGTCGCTGCGTTGGCGTTCTTCTCTGCTGCTGCGACTTTTTCCGATACAGTCTTTTTTGTTTCATACACCTGTGAAACGCCTAAACTGATCTCGTCTTTTGCTGCGGTGATATGCGATTCAACATCGCTTTTTGTGTAATATCCATCTTTCAACACTTTTTTCGTGTTACTGTTGGCGATGGAGATTGCCTCCTCCGTAGCTGCTGCCGTTGCCTCTTTTTGAATATCCGCAAATGTTTTTCGTGCATTTGAAATCTCAACCGTGTTCTTTTTCGGCGTTTCCGGATATTCCGTGATTTTGACAATCCTCTGTTTTTCCTTTGTTCTGGTTCTCTTCGACACAAGTGTGACCGTGTCTCCGATTCCGTATGAAAGAATGTCTTTGTATTCCTCTGATGCTTTCGCAAGGTCAACAACCTCCGCAGTATATGCCTTGTACGGTCGTGACATCTCCTCAATCTTTGCCGTCGCATCCTCAATCAGACTTGTGGTGTTGGTGTATCGTTCATCTTTCCACACATACGCCTTGACTTTGGAGCTGTACTGAAAATTGTCGATGTAATCTTTTCCGGTCAACCATTCCGGTGTGATGCCGTCTTTGCCTATCGGATAGATTCTTGTATAAAAATCATAGGTGTCGGATTTCAAGGATATTTTCCGGAGGTTTATCCCCTCTATGAAATAGCAACCTTTATCACTGCCTATTCTTTCGTAAATATTCACCGTTTTATTGATTGAATCAATAATACATTCGCACCTATATGTTGATAGGCACTTTTGCAGGACGTCCCACGCCGTGATGTTCTCCTGCTCGTCAATGGTTCTTTTCTTTGTGACCGTGCATGTTCCAACATGCCACCCCGTACCCTCGAACGCAAACTCAAGACACGCTCTGATTGTCTGTTCATCCGATTCAAAGCCATACGGGAACGCCGTCCCCTCCAACTCCTCGACATTGAGAACGGCAGTGTATTTGTTGAATTGTTCTCCCTTTTCAACCGCTTTGATGACAAATTCATCTGTTTTTGTGCGTATATAATATTCTTCTTGCAATAAACCGACCAACGCTCCCGACGCAGGATATGCAAATGTCATTTCCTTGTCACCGGAATCCAGTGTCGTGGTGATTGCTCTGTCTTTGAATCCGGACAGTGTTCCGATTCTTTTCTTTCTGTCATTAAAAATCTGCAACGCTCTCACCTCCTAAATCCACATTGGAGTGTACTTGATTGTCACTCTTGCGTTTGTATTAGAGAATGTGAGTGCTGTTTCTCCCGACTTTAACACTGGAAACGCCCACAAATTCACTTTGTCAAATGCGTTCGCCCCGTCGATTGTCACAAGTCCGGTTTTTGCGTCGATCACAACCGTTTTTCCTGCTGCAAGGCTTTCCACGATGATGTCATCGTCTCCCAACCCGCCGATTGTGTAGTTCGTCAAGGCTTTCTTTGCATATACCTCTACAACGCACGGAGCGTCCCTTGTGCCTACTTTATAGAACGACGCAGATGTTTTCCCATCAAACACGATTGAGAGGTCATCATCAACAAAAAAGCCGTCAAATTCGATATTCACAACGTATCGTTCTTTCACATTCTTTTTCTCATAATCATTCGATGTGATGAATCCGATATACGTTCCTTTGTAGCCGTCAAGTTCTAACTTGCAAGCCTTTGTGAAGTTCATCATAAACTCTGACGCTGCCCGAATGATATTGTTTCTATTCTTGCCCTTGAAATAAATCGAAAGTTTCAAATGCCCCATCTGAACCTCTGTCTCAAATTCCGTCGGCAATGCTGCTCCCGTCAACCATTCATAACTATTTGAGAATGAGGGAGGCTGCACATCGGCGGTCAACTGTTTTGCATCATATTTTCTGATGTCTATACCATTTATTTTCATCGCCCTGTTTTACCTCCCTTTTCTTCTGTCCGTGACCATTTGTGCATCAACTTTTGACACGGTTCTGCTTGCAACCTCGTCTCCGTCGATATAGGTGTGATTCGTCACATAAACAATATTTGATTTCTGAACGGCATCCAGTTTCTTATCAAGGATGTTGTTCAATTTGTTGTAAAATTCCGCAAGTGGCAAGATTGCCTCGTCTCCTGCCTCGCCTCCCACCATGAGGTTGTTGCCGTTGATTCCGAACACTGTCGGGTTCGTCATGATGCCTCCGGATTTGTACCAACTGATTCCAAAATGAGGCACGGACGGCGGGTTGATTGAAAAACTTCCACTAATCGAAATATGCGGTAATTTCAACTGTGGCAATGACCAACTAAAATTGAACGCACTTTTTATTCTTCCTAATGCGTTTGAAACCGTTGTCTTTGCACTTTCCATTTTTGAAGAAAATGCTGACTTTATTCCGTCCAGTATGGAGGATGCGGTTGACTTCGCACTGGATAATTTTGACGAAAACGCTGACTTTATGCTGTCGAGTTTTCCTCCGGTCAATGTGTTTGCCTGTGACATGAGAGAGTTCATTGTATCTTTCACGCCCGTAAAAGATGCGGACACAATTCCCTTGATACCGCCTCCGGCGTTCGTGTACGCCGTTTTCATATTGTTCAATTTTGTCGAAACATTTGATTTCGCCGTCTCCATGAGAGAGGTCGCTTTATCTTTGATATTGGTAAAATCTGACGACCACTTTGTCTTGATCTCCGAAACCTTTGTCGAAAATCCGGTCTTAATCTCATTCAGTTTATTGGTTGCATTATTTTTCCATTCGGTCATTTTTGTTGTGACCGTGGTTTTCATGTTCTCCCAACCAGACGACACATTCGTTTTAATTTCCGAAACTTTCGTCGAAAATCCGGTCTTGATCTCATTCAGCTTGTTGGCTGCATTATTTTTCCATTCGGTCATTTTTGTCGTGACCGTGGTTTTTATGTTCTCCCAACCGTCTGAAACTTTTTCCTTGATCTCGGATGTTTTTTCGGAAAATTTTGTTTTTATTTCGGAGAGTTTTCCTCCGGATAAATTATCAACGAATGTGAATCCTGCTGAATAATATCCTTTGATTCCCTCCCATCCGGCAGCGACAACGCCCTTGATACCGCCTCCGTTTTCTTCATAGGCGGTTTTCATGTTCCCCAGTTTTTCCTTTGCCGTTTCGGTCGCTGCCGACATGACATTATGAACTGTGTCCTTTACGCCGTTGAATACTTTCGAGGCTGCTTGTCCTATGGTGCTGTTTTTTATGCTGTCACCGATTTCCTTGACCTTATTTGTGACCGCCTCTTTCGCTTTCGTGAACGCTCCCGTGATGGTCTCTTTGATTGCATTGAATTTTTCCTTGATGTTGCCCCATAATTCGGACAGTTTTTCCTTGACCGTATCCCAGTTTTTGTATAAGGCGACACCTGCTGCAATCAGTCCGGCAATCAGTGTCACAATCAGAATAATCGGACACAAGTTCATGACTGCGTTCAATGCGGTCTGTGCTGCCGTCATTCCTCCGGTTGTTGCTGTGGCTGCTGTTGTGGCTGCCGTATGTGCTGCCGTGGCTGCTGTTCCTGCCGTATCTGCTGCCGTTCCCGCTGCCGTGGCTGCTGTCTTTGCCGTAATCTTTGCGATTATCTTTGCAGCTCCGGACACAAATTTCTGTCCGGTCGTTACCGTGTCGGAGATTCCCTTTGCCACTTTTCCGAATCCGATTGACAACGGACCGATAGCAGCAACCACAAGACCGACTTTGAGGACTGTTTCTTGTTGTGCCGGAGAGAGCGACGTAAACCATTTTGTCAACTCTTGAATCTTTCCGGTCAATTTTTCAATCATAGGTGCTGCGGATGTCTGTGCTGTGGATGCCAGTGTCGACAACGCCAGTTTTGCGTTGTTCATTGCAACCTTTGCATTGTCAATCGGGTCGAGTGTTCCGTTGTAGGTGTCCTCGACTGTTGAACCGTATTCCTCCATTGATGACGAAAGACTGGTGAGGTCAATTCTGTTCTCACGAATTGCCTTTGTCATTTCCGCAGCACCTTTTTTTCCGAACAATTCCGTTGCAATCTGCATCGCCTCGGTCTCTGTCTTTGCGTTCTTGATGCTGCCGATAGTATCTGACAACGCCTCGTCCATTGATTTTCCCTCTGATGTGGCGTTCTGTAATGCTTTTTTCAGACCCGCCATTGCTTGAGTTGAATCAACACCGTTTGCGTCGAATTGAGCCATTAAATTGATTGCTTGAGGCAACGACAATCCCATTTCTTTGAATTGTGCGTTATTGTCGAGGACATATCCCTCTAATGTATCAACAGAGATTCCCGTTTCCTGTGCCTTTGCCGTGAGCAATCCTAACAGGTTTCCTGTCTGTGATGCATCGACGTTCCATGCTTTCATGATTTTGTCAACTTGGTCAACTGACTGTGTGACGTTTGTTCCGTTGATTGATGCAAACTGTACGAACTGCTTTGAGGTCTTTTCAAGTTCCGTTCCTGTTGTGTGGAATCTTGTGTTGACTTCTCCGATTGCCTCGCCTACCGTTGACATATCCTCCGGCATTGTTCCGAAAACATTATCCGCAGACTTTGTCAACCCCTCAAGTGCCTTTCCGGTTGCTCCGGTCTTTGTTACTATGGTGTCATAACCCTCGTCGAGTTCCGTGAATGCTTTGATTGATGCTGCACCAATGCCCGCAATTCCGGCAGAGACAACCGACATTTTCTTTCCGAAACTCTCCATCTTTGTTCCTGCCGTATCGCAAGCAGTCGCAAATTTTTCAAGTTTATTGTCTTTTAATTGCTCATTAACATTTTTCAGTTCTGCCTCCATATTCATGAGGGCAGTCTTTGACTTTTCTGTCTTTACTGTCTGATTTGCAAGAGCCGTCTCTGTTTTCCCGATTGCCGTTTCATTTGCCTTGTACTCCTGTTCGAGTTTGTCTAATTCCTCTTTTAAAGCTTTTGACTGCTCGGAGTTCTTCCCCGTCTCCTCTGTCGACTTTGCATAGGCTTCTTTCGCAGCGTCAATCTTTCCCTTGAGTTCCTCCTGCTTTGTTTTCTGTTCTGACAGTTTCTTTGTCAACTTTTCCTGTTGCTCACTATTTAACTGCACAATGCCTTTCTGCACCGTGATTTTTTGAGTGAGCGATTCGGCTTTTGCCTTGAGGCTGTCTGTTTCTGACCCGAACAACTTTGCTTTCGTCGCTGCCGTCGTATATTCCGCAGACAGGACTTTCATTTGTGCTGCTGCCGATTTCATTTGTGACTGGTAATCACTTGAATTTGCAGAAATTTTGACGCTTGTATAAGCCATTCGGTCGCCTCCTCTCTTACTGATTTTCGTTGATTGTGTCTAATTCAAAACGCAAGTATTCCAACAACGTGACAATGTTTTCTTTCATGCACTGACTGTATGAGTTTTTCAAAAGCCGAATCGCAATTTTTACAACACGGTCGACAATCTCCCCGCAGACTTTCCATTGATTTTCCTCCGGTTCTTCCGGCTCGTCCTCATATCCGTTTTCACGGTCGTATTCGTCAAATGCGGACTTTTCTTTCTCCACCTGTTCAACCTCGACAATGTTCAATAGTTTCTCTGCAATTATGTTCTGCATCACAAAATGAACCGTCTTGATTGCCGTTAGAAAATCAATCGCATCAATCTCCCCGATTTCCGCAAGTGTCAATTCATTCTCGAACAACTCCTGCATTATCTTTGTATTAAAAAACATCACTCCGGAAATCTTTTCCGTGCTGTTTTTCTCCATGAGACTGACATATTTTTTGTACTGCTCCACTGTTATGGAGTTGATAAAATATCTTTTCCCGCTGCAAGTGACCTCTATTTCCGGTATCACTTGCCACTCTGAAAATTTTTCTCTATCTTCTCCATGCGTTTGGTGAGTTCTTCCCCTATTCCTGCGTCAATGAACTGGAACTCAAGAATCAAACCTGCTGCATCCAGTCCGGTCTCCGGATTCTTTAATTCCTCAACGGTGAACTGGTCTCCGTATGCTTTGCAGACAAACATCGCCATTATTTCAATGTCCTGTTTTGTATATCTCGGATGTGCGTCAATCTGTTCTGCAATATCGAGATACTCCGTGTATGTATCAATCGACATTTTCGGCATTGTGAACTCTTTGTTGCTGATGATGATTTTTCTTTTCATGGTTTATCCTCCTGTTATATATCCCTTGTTACGCTGCTGCGTCGTTCTTTTCCTGCACCTTTGAAAACCAACTCTTGATTGCATCTGCTGCCTTTGTGTTCTCTTTCACAAGGTTTGATTCATCGACTGAAATCTCATACGCATTGTCAAGACTTCTCTCGTAGAATGAACCCTTGATGCTCTTTGTTGTCGGAGACAATTTGCCCTCTTTTGTACTTGCCTCCTCACTGATTCCCTCTGCAAACTTTCCGGCGTATAACCATTTGAAATCATACTTTCCGTTCAGTTTTCTCTCACGCCATCCGACAGCGACCTCCGGTGCTTTGTCGTCGGCTGTCTTAATGAGGAAACCGTTCTCGTATAACTGCCCGAATAAAATCTGTCTGTCCTGTGGTGCAAGTGCATTGACCTCAAGTTCGACCTCTGTTCCCTCGTATGAGTTGATGACCTCCTCCGTTCCGTCATCGGAGTAAATCTTTTCAGAAGTCCATTTTTCATCAACTTTCGCTTTGATTGCTCTTGCCAGTTTCACCGGAGTTCCCGCAACATATCCCGTTGCATCGTTCTGTGTGATTTTTGCGATGTAGAAATCTCTGCAACCGCATGTTCTACTTCTGACAATCTGTGATACTGTTTCGCTTAATGGTGTTACTGTTTCGCTCATGTCTATTCCTCCATTTCATAAAATTTTGAAAACCTTTGTGCTTTCATATAGATTCCGTCCTCCGGCTTGGAATCGTCTCCGTTCCTGCCCTCAAACGAAAAGTCTTTTTCTTTCATGAGTTTCTTGATTTCCCTCGCAAGTTCAACCTCGTCACTCTCTGAAAAAATAGTGACCTGCAATGACAGCGTCACTCCCTCCGCATCATCGTCCGAAAAATTCCCGTCGACTTCTCCCAAATCCCACAAGGTCACATGTCTGTCGTGGATGTCCTTGTCATACCACCCTTGCATGACGGTGATTCCCCTGTCTGAAATCTGCTGCAACGCATCCGATGCGTCTTTTATGATGTCCGGACTGTTCACGCTATCACCTCATTTCATTGTGTTGTCTAAATAGGATTGATATTCCTGTTCTGCGATTTTTTGCAATTCCGCATCTGCCTCACGCCCTGTCGCATAGATAAATTCTTGAGGTGGTCTGTAAATAGTTCCCCAGTTAATGAATTTCACATAAAAGTGTTCACTATTATCCGACTTTTCCCATCCGACATCTGCTGACGCTCCGGTGTCTTTCACCTTGACCGCTCCCAGTGGAACGCTGTCCGCTGCATGTGATGTGACCGATGATTTTGAACCGAATCCTCGACCGCTCAACTTTATGTCTGCCGACTTTGGAATCTTTCCCGACATAATGCGTTTCACGACGGGTTCACCCTGTTCAACAATCTTTTTGTTGACTGCTCGGATGTCCTCGTCGCTTGCTGCATCCTCAAACGCTTTCACAAGTTCCTGCAATCCTTGAAATTCCATTTCAATTTTCATTGCATCCCTCCGGTGTCAGATTATGACACTATGCTCCCGCTCTACATTTCAACTGATATTTTCTGTCGTCCGTGAACTTTGGAGACGCATCATATATCTTGAACTCAACGCCTTTGTACACCGCATAGAACTCTTTCAAGTTCAGTCGGATTTCTTCCATCTTGTCGCACGTTCGTGTCTCAAAAACGATTGTGTTTTCAAGTCCGGTCTGCAAGGCTGTGTATTTCTCATTTGTTCCCAAACCCTTGACCTCGCACCAACAGGAATAAAACTCCGTTTCCTCCTGCTGCCGTCTGCCATCAACAACGCTCGACACCTTGCGAATTATCTTGATTCTGCCTGTCATTGTGCTGCACCTCCGTATATTTCTTTCAAAAGCATTGAGGAGGCAGCAGAGGCAAGCAGTTTCGTGTCGCTCCGGTATTTGTCACGGTTGTCGTAGAGTTCTTTCACGGATATAAATGCAAGCAGCTTTTGACGGCTTGTGAGGCTGTACTGGTCGAAATTCGGAATCAGTTCCGTCATTTCCTGCATGGTCACATCAAACATCAATTCAAGGATTTCCATGTCGTCATCATAGTCGATGTGACAATATACCTTGCATGTGGCAATCAGACCGTCTCTGTATTTCTCTTTTTCTTCGTCCGTCATATTTCTCACCTGCTTTCAATAGCAGGACGGATTCACCGCCCTGCTGCCTTGTTACCCGTTGACAACCTCTGTGATTTCACCCTTGATGACTGCATCCTTGTCAACTGCCTGCACATCGAAACGGTCACGAACCTTGAGACCTGTCATGTCCTTATCCCATAACCCCGCACCTTTGTCATTGAGGTCGATCGTCAGAACATTTCTGTCAAAAAGTGTGATAGCCTCTTTCAAGTCACCGCAGAAAACAGGATGCTTGTACCCGTCGATTGTATGACCATCGCTGTTCATAATCGGTGTGGACTTGAGTGTTTTCTTTGACAGTTTCACGATTCTGTATTCTCCGAAAAGCATCTTTCCCTTTGTCTGCTGTGTCGGGTCTTTCTGCAAAATATAGTTTCCGTCCTTATCCTTTAACTTGTCGAGGTAGTTGAAACCGCTCTGATTTGTGATGACGATTGAGGATTCTGCAATCGCAGGGTCTAACTGCTCATTGAAAATGTCCTTGAGACTGTCGAGGTTCTCCACTGTGACCTCTTTTCCCTTTGTCATTTCGTTGAGTACCTTGAGAATCATTGCGTTACGGGTTGCCTTTGTCTTTTTCGCAATCCATTTGTTGATGTACGCCATGATGTTGGCTGCTGTGTCCTCAAGCAGTTCGGCGGTCATCTTGAGGATTCCACCTTTTTTCTTGACCTTGTACTCAATCGGTAAAAATTCCGGCTCGTCCATCTCCGGAAAATCCGCAGCCTCGTCCACGTTGTCGAACGGTGTTGATTCTGCATCGACCTCAATGTTTCGTGTTCCGGTCTTTGTCACAACCCCCTCAACATTGACATACTGCTCAAGGTTGTCGGATGAACGACGCAGTTCGATGATGTCTGTTCGGATGTCCTCCGGAATAGTCACGCCGATTCCGACCTCTCCCTCACTTCCTGCGGTTGTGTCGGATGTGAGTGCGTTCTTGTACACCTCAACATCTGCCTCGTCTGCCTCTCTGTGCAGGAATCCCGCTTTTACGATGTTGACGAACGCTTTCACAAGATTCTTTTTGTCAACCTTTTTCTCACCGCCGACCTGCTTTGCAGTGCCTTTGTTGACCTTGTCCTCAATACTGCCCTGCTCGTCCTCGTCCAAATCATAGAGGAGGTCGAATCTGTTCTGTAACTCCTTGAGTTCTTCCTTTGCTGCCTTTGCCTTGTCGAGTTTTCCGTCGTTCACAAGGCTCTTGACTTCATTTTTCTTGTCGTTAATCTGTTTCAATAACTTCTGTAATTCCTTATTCATGACTTTCTGTCCTCCATTTCTTACATACCGTAAAGGTATAAATCATCGAGAATCTCCCGCTTTTCTGCCTCGATTCTCTGTTCCTCTGCCTGTGTTGCTGCACTGTTTCTCTTTTCCAGTTCTGCAAGCACCGCATCGACAATGTTTTCTTTTTCAGTTCCCTTGAGTGCCTCCGGAATATTGTTGTATTTCTCAAAATAGTCGGATGCACACGCTGCGACTGCTGCCTTTTCTTCGATTTCGACATTGAAATACTGCTGCATCTTCTTACTGTCGAACCATGTCTCATTGCTCATGAGGCTCTGAATCTTGTCTCTTGTGACACCCTCCTGCACATGTTCCATGTAAACGTCAAGGATTGAATCCTCGCAGAGATTCAACTGTTTTATTACTGCCTTGAAATCGTCTGCGTTGCCGTATGCCATGCACAACGGTTTGTGAATCATTGCTTGTGCCCCTGTTGCAAAATGCAGTTCGTCGCAAGCGAACATGATGACCGATGCGATAGATGCAGCCATTCCGTCGACATAGCCGACTTTGTGTCCGTCGTATCGTTTTAACTGGTTATAGATTGCCAGTCCTGCAAATACGTCTCCACCTCCGGAATTGAAATAAATATCAACGTCCTCATAGCCATCTAACTGGTTGAGAAAATCTGCGATGTCCTGCGGGCATCTGTCCTCCTCGTACCACATGGATTCCCATGTTGCCGATACAATGTCACCGTAGAAATACAAGGAACATCTGCTCTGTTCCTCGTCCTGCTCTAAATCCAAATAGCCGACATTTTCGACCTTTCCGCTGCGTTTATTCTTCTTTGTGAAATCAAAACGTCTCTTTGGCATGATTATTCACCTCCCTCCTGTTCATCCTCGTCCTCTGCCTCGTCGGTTTCGTCCGGTTGTCCTGTTGTGTCCGGCTGCTCTGTGTCCGGCTCTGTTTCTTCCTCCGGTTGCTCCGGTTTTTCGGTCTCCTCTTGCTCGATTTGACCTTTCTGATATGCTGCTCCTGCCATTGTCAGCGGAACGATGCTGCCATTTGCAAGTAAAGTGTCGCCACCCTCTCCATCGGGGAGGTCAAGTTTGCGTCGTGCCTCATTCGGTTTCATGATTGAGCCACTGACACCGTTTTTCAGGTATTCCATTTGTGTCTTTGAATCTGTCCGGAAAAGAACTTTTTCATTGTATTTGTAATAAAAACCGTCATCCTGTTCCTCGTCCGTCAGCATTTTATAGTTGATTTCTTCCCTGTCTCTTATACACATCTGACGCTGCCG